AATGATCGTGACATGAACGTTTAGTATTTCCACTCATTCCACTATACTTATTATAGCACGAACCTTTCCGAATTGTTTCCTTATTTTTTCCGCTTTTTTTCCGGTTTTTAAGCTTGAAGCGGTGGAATTAGGTCGCTCACTCCCGAAGCAACCGATAGCTTATCTAGGGCAGCCGCGAAGCGATTTCTTGCCGCTTGATCGGCTTCTTGATATTGGTCGTTGCCACCGATTCCCGCTAGACCCATCACCGTGGCCCGTTTCTGACCGTTTACGTAACGTTCGCGTAAGATCACCTGTTGTACATAGTCGCACGAATCAATCGCCCGCGTGACACATTTTAGGGCCTGCCTACAATGGGCTTTGGCGATTAAAGCGTCTTCAGTGTGATTACCCCCGGAACCATGCACCCCGGTGATGTCACCCGTAACGCTATGCACCATTCCGAGTACCTGTTCGGTCTCTACTAGACGCGGGTAACTGTACCGTTTGAATTTCCCCTTCCCTTGGAAGTATTCCGCGACGTTCTTCGCGGTCTTCTTTTCGTCGTAGTCTGGTAGCAATTCCACAACCATCGCTCCCTTCGGTTAGTTTTCAAACGCGTATTCTTCCAGGGTCGACCATACCACCTGCGCCGAACGGTTAACAATATTCCCGATCAGTGTCGGTGAGAAATAATATTTGTTATATAGGGTCAAGATAAAGTCTAGTTGTTGTTCCTTGTCGTCCTTGGGAATTTCTAAGTATTCGCGGCGGAAGCTTTGTAAGATTGTTTCCCACTCTTGACCCCGTTGCTTCATTAAGAGTTTCCGCATAGTAACAAACTTACGTTCGTGTTCCCGCCGTTGCTTAACGTGTTCTGCGTGTTCCCGTTCTTCGCTTAACCGCAAGGCGTCGCGGAATTTCATTACTTCCAGTTCGTACCTAGCTTTCTCCAGGAAGCTTAGTTCGCGCCCTTCCTGTTCCGCCGTGAATTTATTGTTGATTGCTTCCAGCAGTGCCGGAGTGAGTAGATCTGCCATTGTTATTTTTCCTCTCTATCTTCAGTTGTGTGACGTTTTAGCTGTTTTAGCTATAATTACCCGTAACAGGTTTCAAAGTGGCTCAGACGGCCGCTAGGCCTATCAGAAGCGTTCATCAACGGGCGTCATTAATAATTCAGTCATCGCGTTTAAAACCACCGCCATGCTTTCCTTAGAGATATCAATACAGGTAGGGTCAAAAACGGGGTTTAAATAGTCTTCGTTAGGGTTCAGGCTTAGAAACCACTCTTCGGGGCCCGCCTCTTCCGAGCTGTAAAGGTGAATTCGCCTGCCCGTCCACGTTGGATACGCGGCGTAGCGGTCAACCAACGTCATAAAATCATCGATTTTCATTGTCATTTTTCCTCTCTGTTCCTATGTGTGGTGTTTTTCCAGCATTGCTCCAGCCATTCTTGGGTTTCGTCCGTCGGGGCGTCTTCGGTTTCTACATCGTATTCCAGTTCCATTAGTAAATTTAAGTAGTTGCGAGCTTTCTTTAAGTCTTCCAGCCCATTCTTGTTGCGGTGCCGGTAAACGTACTTAAAAATGTTTCCTTCATAAAAGGAAGCGACGTCCTTAATCAGTCCCATTTCTAGAAGCGAGTTTAAGTCGTGGTCCTTGTCAATTTGGTAATAGCTGTTCATTTCTGTACCTTCCCTTTCTAATTTAACCAGGGAAACCAGGGGCGGTTTCTATAACCTCCCATAGGCCCAGGTCTCCAAAATCCCCGGTCCCCACTAAATCATTGATCTCATCAGCAGTGAAGATTGCTTTTTGGCGACTTGTCATCAGATTCGCCATCGCTTTCCTCTTCTTGATAAGTCCGGCGGAAGATGTCATTAGCAATAGCCCAATGCTCGCCGTCAATGCCGGTGGCAATCCAGTCACCATCATGTAATGCCATTAGCCCTTCTTTTGTTTTTAAGAGAAAAGGCTCTTTTTGGGAGCTGATAATGTGATACTTTCTGCACATAGCATAAGCACCATCTATATCATCTGAATCAAACTGCTCGGCCTTAATGGTCGCTATCTTTCTATATTTGCGTAGCATTAGTTATCCTCCTATTGTGCCTTGTCATTCTGCCATCTCAATATCTTCGAATTTTGCTGTCATTCCTTGTACACCATCGTCATCACTCAGGATAACTAAAGTGGCTGTGTTAAGCAAGAGATTAATCTCCACGATCGCATAGATGCCATCATGTCCATCAACCATGACCGCCCTTTGATCGTCCATGGCCTTGATAATCTTAGATTTCTCCATTCTTCAGTGCCTCCAGTAATAGCTTGATTGCACCCACTTGCTCGTAATTTATAGCGACTCTATCTTCTCCTTGAAGCCAGTCATGTAAGATGACCTGGCCATCAATGATTTCAAACGGATTGCTGTTCTTGTCTTGCGTTGTCATTAACAGTCCTCCTATTGCGTCTTGTCGTCCATGATGGCTTGCTTTTGCCAAAAGTCGTATTCTGCTTGAGCTTCTGCCTCTGATCGAGGTTCAAAGTCGTCGTACTCCGGGAGCTTATACTTCCACACTTTTTCAATCTTTGAATCCGTAACCAACTAATCCTTCCTTAACGATTTTAACTGCGTCTTCGGGCGACCGTGCAATACCGTGAATTATGGAATGCTTTGTTAGCATTTTGTGGAATTTTACTTGATCTTCCCGGGGCTTGCCGCGCTCGTTCTTAACTTCGATATAGAACACTTGGTTATCATTCCAGCGGAAACCGTATAAGTCGGGGTGGCCACCAGGGACCCCTGCACTGAAAAACCTGCCATCTGGTGTCCGAACACTGCCGACGTTCACCCGGAAGACTGTACATTGGTGTTTTGAAAGTGCTACGCGAATATCGTTTTGAATTTTGTGTTCGCTTGTCATTGTTACTCCAGTAAACCAGCCCGCCCTCCCATTTTTTTACTTTAGTTGCCGTAAAAGTTAATTAAAATGTAATTTCGCCTTAAATGTTACACCTTGAAACACCAGTGTAACACCTCCTCTTCCTTACTCCCCCAAGGGTTTGGACCCCCTGTTACACTGTTACACCTATTTTCAACTTTATAGGGTATATCTACGGGCCCTTATTATATATATATTATATATATATTGTTTATATAGAATATAGTGTAGTAGTGTAACACAGGCCTTAGAAACGTTGATATACCGGGGTTTATGGGTGTTACACGTAGACGGTTTTAGGTGTAACAAGCTGTTACAAGGTGTAACAGGGTATTTCTTATCCTTTCGGTGTGACCTTCTGATAACCACGTTTGGGTAGCCCATTGACTCTACAGGTTTTCTTTCTCCAACCCTTGCGATTTGTCATAATGTAGCTGATCTTTTTAGCCAATTTTTGGTTATTAACCAGGTTGTCACTCCCGGTTAGCTTGTAGGCAATTTCAGAGGCTTCTATCCAGTCGTCGGTAAAACTAGCAAGCATTTTTTCTATCTGGTACTCTATTTCGTCCACGTACTGGAATTGTTCCCGGTTTTGTTCGATTAGGTCTTGCTGTTCGTCGGTTAACATGAAAGAAAAGCCTTTCCGGTACAGGCTAACGGCTTCACCCCATACCTGCGCAACCGTGGCCTCGTTAAGATCGGTCACGGCGCTTTTTTTGACTTTGTCCTTATCAACCATGTTAGGCAAAAACCGACGTTCACCGGTCTTATCTTTAAGGTAGGTTATTTCGTTAGTCGTTCGGGCAATGACAAAGCCTCGTGGTCGGCGAATGGTATTCCGCCCGTATGGTGGCCGGTATTCCAGTTCTTGGGCCGATATAAATTTCTTCAAGTTTTCAAAGTCCGAATTATTCGTAGCGGTCATTTCATCATCGTTCACGATTAAGGCTCTTAACATATTCGAGTAGGAATCTTTGTCCTTAAAGTCTGTAAATTGATCGGTATACCAGCCATGGGCTAGCTTTTTCAAGAAGGTAGTCTTACCAGCTCCCTGTCCCCCGACTAAGTCTAGGGCGTAGTCAAATTTACACCCGGGCTCATAAACCTTTTTGACTGCTCCGACTAGGAACATTTTAGTTTGTAACTCCGTGACTTCTCCTGCTTCTACTCCTAGATAGGTCGGTAAGAGGTCCTTAATCCGTTCCGTGTGGTCCCACTCTTGGTAGCATTGTTCCATGTAGTCCTTGACAGGGTTATAAGAGTTTCTTCTTGCCTCTACTGTGATTGCCATGTTTAACAGTTTGTCACTAAAGGCGACGTCGTAACTGTCTTCAATGTAACGCAAAATAATAGGGTTATAGCCGTCGTCCAATTGGCCTTTTTGAATGAACAATTCCGGAATACTTTTAACAATATCAACTGAATAGGTGAATTCGTTATACTTAAACGTTCCGTATAGCACCGGGTCTTGCTCCAGGATCAAACCAATGTTTTTTAAACTGTTGTTTTTAACGTTTCCTTGCGCGTTTAGGTCAAAATTAAGCGGTTTTTTGACAACATTCTCTTGCATTTATCGTCCCCCGTTTCTTAGATCACGTTGTAACATGGAATTAAACGTGCGGTTGACCTCTTCTTCCGGTAGCGGGTCGAGCGTGTTTTCATTGCATATCATCGCGAGGTGGTAGGCGGCCTTAGGATCCACTCCCCGGAACAACAGGGCCCCGACAACACCCGCTAGCGTCTTATTTCGTAGCCCCTGGTCGCCTAGACCGTTCGCAATGGTCTCTAATAGGTCCGTAGTGCTGTTCCGCTCCCGTGGCTTAAGAATTAGGTCGTCCGGTCCCCCAGGCCGGTTACTGGCCCGCATTTGGTTGATATGAACGACTAATTGCTTAGGGGCGGTCACAATGGGGGCCCTATTTAACCACTTGTAGCCCTCTGAAGGGGCGACAACAACGTAGTTATTTTGGTGGGCCTTGATATCAACCCCGGGGAGGTAGCCGATTAACTGATTAACCCGCATATCAGACCGTTTCAGATAGAACAATTGTTGCCCACCGTGCCGCGTGGTCTGAGTTAAAGTTGCCGGGAAGTATTCTTCCGGTAGCTGTTTGATGGAATCAAAGCCGTCTACTCCCGCTCCGTGGTTTTTGTCGATATCAACCACGAAGAATTTGTCCGTGCGTAGAGCAATTTGTGCGAACGGGTGTTTTTGCCATAACCGCTTAATTTCGTCCGCGGTTAGCGGGTCACGGTCGGCGAATTTGATTAGCGGTTGTTTTCCTGCGATGGGGAGAACGCTCAACCCCTTAGCCTGGTAGGCTAGGGCAAAGTTAATAAGGTTCTTCATTTTTTCACCTCTCCTAAAAAAATAGCGGGCTTCCCACCCGCTCGGCGTTATACGTTCACTGACGCAGTCATTTACTTAGAATGGGACTTCTTCGTCTTGCGCTTCCGGTGTGATCGGTTGAATGGTTTCCGAGAAGTCGTAGTTGCGGTACGGGTATTGCGGGTTGCGCTTGTTAGGGCGGACCCGCAAGTCCATTAACATTACTTTACCAATTGCCGGCTGGAAAGCCCTCGCTAAGCTGTCGTAGATTAAATCGTCGTCGTCCCATGCTTCGTCCGGAATAGTAACTCCGAGAATCGCCGCTAACTTGGTGACTAGGCGAAGGTTCGTCTCTAACATAGGGTTCGGGTTACCCTTAGAGGTCAATTCGTCTAAGCCAATTTGCAAGAATTCCTTTTGGCCGGCGCATTCCCCTTCGACGACTTCTAAGACGAAGTTAAGTTGCTCCGTGTTCCACGGCGTTTCATGGTCTTCTACGCGGGTAACGGCGACCATGTACTTGCCACTATCTAAGCCTTTAAACTTTTGAATAGAATCCTTCTTCGGGTCGAATCCGTTGGTTGCTTGCTTCATTGCGTCACGTAAACTCATAATTTTAACCTTCCTTTACTTTTTGGCTCTTGATTTTCTTAACAATTTCGTTCTGTTCGGCGATAGTAGTGGTTTTCGGCTTATCGAAGACTCCGTTCACGTGGTCTAGCACGCGTAGGATAGCTGGGTCGGTGATATCGTCCTTCACGTAGTGAACCCGCCGATCCTTGACCAGGCGAATGTAACGATCACCGAAGCGTTTGGTCTGGATAACTAGGTCGCAATTCCCGTTAACGACGTTATAGAATTTCTGTTTTAGTGACGCCCGTTCCTCCGTGCGGCCGGAAACTTCGTCGGTTAGGACCATTAGACGACTGATATAGACTGTATTTAGCGGTAGTCCCTTAAGTTCCGTTACAAAGGACTGGAAAACGGTGTTGAATAGTGCGTAACCCTTACCATACGGAATGTCTCCGAGGGCCTCCACGCCGTTATCGTAACAAATAGCCTGTTCAATCAAGGTAACCACGTCGTCGATAACGTCAATCACAACGGTTTTATAACCATGGTTTTCTGTCCCGAGGGCTAGAATAATTTCGTCTAACTGGTCAACGACTGACTTCCGTAATGACCCATCGGCTTTGCGAATGTTCCTTAACTGGATTGAGGGCGCCGTGTTCATTTCAGAATTCCCATCGGTGTTGAGAAACAACGGGCTAGGGAAGCGTTCCGCTAGGTATGACTTCCCCGACATGGTGTCCCCGTAAATAAAGAAATTCCGGGGAATTCGCCGCGCCTTTTGCGGCTTGTTTGGTGGTAGTATGCTCATTCGTTCTCCTCTTCTCTATTTGATAAATCCACGCTGTTTGGCGTAGTAGTACGCCCACCCGGGGCGATACCCTTTAAGTTTAGCATAGGCTTGTATCTCTTTAAAGCTTTTTAATTCGCTGGGCCGCTTGCCCGCGATACTTTGCATTGCGGACGATTGTTCTAACCGCTTAACAATCGCTAGGCGGGACCGAGTGACCTTCTTAAGCTCCGCGTCGTCCACGACCTCTAGCTTCTTCTCCTCCCCTAAGACCGCCCCACAATAGGGGCAAGTCCCGCCGGTACGGTAGAAGCTTGCAAAGCACGTTTGGCATACGGTGACCGATTTAATGGTAGCTCCCAACGGTAACGTCTTTCCTTTCTCCCTCCCTTCTAGTGTCCACTCCCGGTCGTCGGTCGGTAAGCCGAACCGCTCCACGTTCCCAACGTGATCGATAATAATCGCGGTCTTACCTTCCCGGGGGTTCATGGAACGCATTGCAAACTGTAAATAAAGCGATAGTGATTGAGTTGGGCGCAACATGATAACACAATCCACGTTTGGAAGATCTAGCCCTTCAGTGAATAGTTCCGCGTTGGTAACGATCTTAATTTTCCCAGCGCGGTAGTCTTCAATGATCTGCTTGCGTTCTTCCTTGGGCGTACTCCCCGCAACGGCCCTGGCGGTTATTCCTTGACTATTGAAAGCCTGGGCTAGCCTTATAGCACTGTCCACGTTATAGGTGTAGGCAATTGCCTGCTTCCCTGCCGCTAACTTCAGGTAGTGCTTAACGGCGTTCCCGTAAATCTTAGGTTTCATTGCTTCCTTGATGGAATCCTCGCTATACTCACCAGTCCGCTTCGTTCTTAGCTTGCTAGCGTCAATTTGTGACGGTGCGTAGTAGTCCACCGGGGCGAGAAAATGGTGGTCAATTAACCAGCCAACCTGATTCCCAGTGATTAAGTCGTCGGCGATATCGGTAAAACCAGCGCCGTTCAAACGGTAGGGAGTGGCGGTAAATAGTAGCTTGTAGGCCTTTGGAAAAGCTTCCAAGACCCGTTGGTAAGTTCTTGCTAGTGCATGATGGGCTTCGTCAACGAAGATTATTTGTGGCGGGTCTAGATCGTCCAAGTGGCGGGTGATCGTTTGAACCATTCCGATCTTAGCGAGGTTCATATCCACCCCATCGGCCCGGAAAGTCTTTACAACCTGTTGTACAATCTCTTGCCTGTGAACCATGAATAGTACCCGGTTCCCTTTGGCGGTGGCCCGCCTTGCGATATCGGCCATTAAAACGGTCTTCCCCGTTCTTGGGGGCGACTGCACCATGATTGAACGGTGGCCGCTCTTGATTGACTGGTAGACTTTGTCGATCGTCTCTTGCTGGTAGTCACGTAGTTTAAACATTTATTTAATAATCACTCCGCGGTTAGGGGCTAGGTGCGCTCCTGGTACCTCTTCGCCGGCCTTTAAGGATTGATAGATAAGTGTCTTGTCTGCGACTGTTTCCGTCTTCGTGGTGGTGTATTCGGCCGGTAGATCGTCGATCGAATCTACCACGGTAGACGCCTTAAAGTTCCGCGTTGACAAAATGTGGTTTTCTAGGTCGATCTTCTTAATTCCTTCGGCGTCCAGGTAGTTAGTTAGATACTGCTTTAACCATTTGGCCTTATTAGTCCGATAGGTAGCTTCTTCGGAAAAGCTCTTCGCCTTATCCTTCAAGCGGGCCGCTTCGGTGTTCAATTCTTCAATCATTGACGCGATATTATCTAGTTTGACGTCGCGGGCGTCTTGAATTGCTTCTAGGGTGTCACTCATTGTTTGCGGGTCCAGGTCGTCACGGTTTACGATCTCCCGGTAGCCGTCTGAAAGTCGGAATAAGTTCACTCTTAAAACCTCCCTGTTGCTTCGTGCTTCAAGTCCTTAGCCTTTAAAACGATTAATTCCGCTTGCTCAACCAGGGCTTGATATTCGTTAATCGCCGCGCTCTTGGTAACCGGTGGGCAAACCACCAGCCGGCTAGTGTCGGCGGTTAAACGTTCTAATGCGTTCATTAAGTTTTCGGCTGCGGTTGCTGTTTTTCTGCTGTCGTTCATGTTATAATTCTCCTATAAGGTTCTTCATTTGACGCTACCGGGTTCCCGGTGGCGTTTTTTTGTACCTTAGAACCCCGGTTACTATGCTTCGTCGCCGAATAGTTTGGCGGCCAATTCGGAATTGCTAAATGGCTTCCAGGCCACCTCTGCCGTAACCAGAACGGTTAGTAAGAAAGCGGCAGTGGTGAAGCCATCTAACCAGCACCAGGCGGTTAGGAAGAGTAATACGAACCAATTAATTTTATCAAATTCACTCATAGGATTACCCCCTCTATGCTTCGTCGCCGAATATTTTTAAGATATCTTCTAGTGAGACCCCGACCAGGAGGGCCGTTTGGATAGCCACGTCGGTAGATAACGTCCGGCTACCTTTCAGCATTTGCCCGAAGTAGCTAGGGTTAACCCCGACCTTCCCGGCAATATACTTATTTTTTAATCCATGGTCCTTAATCCCTTCACTTAAGATTTGTGGAGCTTCGGGCTTTAAAACTGACTTCACTTTTGTCTCACCCCCTTTCAGTGTGATTGCTTCGTTCGCTCCTCTTATCTGACCACCTCTCTTTTTTTGTTTTCCTTTTGCTTTACATATATTATAATACACGATTTTTTCAGAAGGTCAACACTTTTGGTAAAGTTTTCTTTGGAAAAAGGTATTGATTTCTGTAACGAAGTTTGGCGGCCTTCTAGCCCATGGGGTGGCGGTACAAGACTGCGGATTGTGGTTCCCCGGAGGTGTTACACCTTGAAACGCCTCTGTCACACGTCCTCCCCCCTACGGCCACAACGACTTGGGCCGCTTGTTACGCCGTTACACCTATTTTCAACTTTACCCCGTATATCCGTGGCCCCTTATATATATATTATATATATATCTTTTTTTATTATAATAAGGTGTAACAGTGTAACATATACCCCGTTAACGTTGATATACCGGCGTTTGTAGGTGTTACACGTAGGTGATTGTAGGTGTAACACCCTGTTACAGGGCGCGGCGAATACCGTAACAAACCGCGGTGTATTCCCATTATCTGATAACAAAAAAGGACCCTAGTCGGGGTCCTTCGTCGTGGTGGTTTAATCGTTCAAGTGTTGAATAGCGTAGTCCGCTTCTTCCGGGGTAAACTTGTCACCGGCGTCGGAAGTGAGTTGGTCTCTGATTGCGTCGGGTGACATTGCCATATCGTCTTGGTAACTCTTCGCCGCCTTTAAAGCGTTTTGGTACCAGTTAGCGTTGACGTGGTCTACTGCATATTGCGCCGCTTCCGGTGAGAATTTATCGCCGGCGTCGGAAGTAAGTTGGTCATAAATCCCCCGCTTACTCATGTGCATGGTGTCTGAATAAGTCTTCGCCGCCTTCAACGCGCTGGTGTAGTCGGCCGGAACGTTTGGCTTACTGCTTGATACGCTAGACGTGGCTTCGTTGCTTGACGAGTTGTTACTGCTGCTGCCGCTTGCACTTCCTAGCCCGACAAACAAAATTACAACGATAATCCAGAACCATGCTTTCTTGTAAAACGGCTTAGTGGTGCGGTTAGTGTTCTTAGTCATGATTAATTACCTCTCTTTTCTTAATTCGTGTTTATGATTAGTCCGCTAATTCGATCAGTTGAATCGCTTTACTCTGTTAGTCATTTTTATTCCTCCTCTATTCTTCCCTGTTCCTTTCTAGTCCATGTTGTAAAGTTGTTCAATGGTTACCATCAATTTAGCGGCTAAGATCGGCATTTCAACCGCTTTGAAGTTGGTACGACCAATTTCACGTCGGTTGTAAAACGTCCGCGGAATGCTAAGGAATTCGGCCATTTGTTCTTGTGTCAAGCCTAGTTCCTTACGCCGGTGCCTGATAAAGCCTAGGTTTATCGTTGGCATTATTTTTTGTCCTCCTTTCCTTTGTTGACTATAATATACTGTCTTTTAATTGCACTGTCAATACTTTTGACGAAGTTTTTTAGCACGTTTTTAAAATAATCGATATCCCTGCGGCGCAACCACTAAAAAAAGGGTCGGTGTTTACCGGCCCCCTTATGGTTTATTTCTTATTATTCTACTTCCCACGCTTCCCACTGGTCGATGAAACCCATTTTCTTCATATCGTCTAGTAGGGTTGGGACGTCGTCGTCCTGCGCGTTTTGGAAGTCGATTAAATCGTCTTCACTGACTAAGTCTAAGCTTTCTGCTAGCACGTCGTAGGCTAGATCGATATCTTGTTCATCACACACAAACGCGAATTCGTGGCCGCTGTAAACATAGTCTGCTTTGTCACCGTCAACAACTGTAAATTGCTTAATCATAATTAATTACCTCTCTATTTCTTAACTCTTTGCATCATTATAATAACACAATTGTTTTCTTTTGCAATACTTTTAGGCAAAATAAAAAAAAGGACCGGCATAAAGCCGAGCCAATGTATACTATTTGTCCCCTACGTTTTCAGGCGCCGGTGACGTTGCCGATTCCTTTGCTACCTGTGTGGCCTTGTAATTAGCAATCGCGTCTGACACTTGAGTAACCTGGGTTTGGGTAATCAGTGATTTAACTAAATAATTTCCGGCGTAAACCGTAGCCAACTCCGGCTGAATCAATCCATTATTAATACTATCAATTAACCCTTCCGTTAAAAAAACACTTAAATCAAAACTCATGATAAAGAACCTCCTAGTGCTACGATAGCGGCTTTTATTTTTGCGTAGTCTGCTTGTGTCATAATTTCTGCTGGCGCGGGTGACCAAGGAGTCGCAACCGCACCAAACTCTAGCTTGATTTTTTTAATATTTATTTTGTCGTTAGCGTTTTTTAAAACGATTGAAAAGGCTTTGCTTGCACCGTTCCATACCCAGTTTTCAACTTTATAACGTTTGAAATCATTACCCGAAATAGTTATATCCACGCCCGCATCTACAGGCCCTACCTTTATCTGTACGCTTTGGTTCTTAGAATCTGCCGGAACTTCGGCGTCAAACGAAAGTGACATCAGTTTTCCATTAGTTTTTTCGCTGGGGTCCTGATATATACGCTTACCATCACTATTTGTGCTTACAACTAAATAGTCATCTACTTTAGATAATGACGTTCCATCGCCTGTCCAACCACTTTGCATAGTCTTACTGTTAGTAAATAGGTTAGTCCCTACAGCACTGTCGTTCACCTGCGTTTGCAATGCTTGAAAAGCCGGCGCGTTGGTTAGCCCAGCATTATCAACAGTGCCAGTTTGGCCTTGCGGGATCCCCATATCTAGTGTATAGCTACCATTGCCACCGCTTAGATTGACTGTTGGCGTCTGATCGGGATTAAGCTTAGTTACCGTACCAATTTTAAGCGTAGGTGCTGGGCCAGGGTCACCTTGTTCCCCCTTTGAGCCGCGCGGAATGTGAAGTTTGATATGGTTCTTGCCGTCGCGGACTTCCGAAGTGACCGATGGTGTGTCGTCGGGAGCCAACATTTCGATACCGTCAACAACCACGTTAAGCCCGGCCTGGTGTAGATCGTCGATAACCTTATCGATATCAATAGTTGGCGTAACGCTTTCTAATGATTCGTCGGCGTTGCGGTGAATATGGAATTCCACAAACCCGGCCGATGGGTAGATCGTTTTATTATCGTTGTTAACTTCCCACAATTCTAGCCCATAGTCGCCTGAGGGAAGGGTTTCCAACTGTTTAGAAGGAACGCCGATTTTATCGCCGTCTAGGGTAACCGCTAACTCTTGGTCCAGCCGCTTGTCACCGTCGCCAAATTTTAGCGCCTTCCCTGACCACTGGTGGTCCGGGTTAGGGGTGATCGTTTCCCCGTTGTCTTTGTATAGGGTGATCTCCATTAGGTTCGTGTTGTCCCGCCGTTTGAAGTCGTTAAAATCTACTTTAAATTGTGTCATTTGTTCCTTCCTTCCTATTATTTAAAGGTTCCGAATGCTTCGCCCGTGTTAGCGTCCCGGCAAACTAGATAACCGTATTGACCATTCCCACGTGGTTGCCGCAACCATACATAACCATCGTGCCGGGAGTAAGCGTCGTATTTAACTTCACTACCAGCCCTTAAGGTCGCAATTAAGGCGGAATTAGTTTTTGCTCCCCACCGTAAATTAATCGCCTGATTCGTCGTGAACGTCCCTTCTTCTTCCACCCACCGGTCGCCTAGTGAATCGGTCCAGGATTTAGGCGCAGGAGCGGGGGCCGATGGTGTGTCGGTCTTGATTTCCCCGGGCTTAGCGATTGCCTTCCAGCCTGCTTCGTCAAGGTAGAAGATACTCCGGTCCATATCGCCCCCGGTGAATTGCCACCCGGTCAAAGTCCCGAACGCGCCCGGATTTACACTCATGTTTGGAAGCGTCCAGCTATTCCAGTTCATCGAGTAGTATTTTGCCACCCATGCCCCACAATACGGCGCGCAACTAGCTACCTGCCAAACGGCGCTTTCTTGCACGTAGACCAGCGGCCATACCCCGGTCAAACGGTTTACTTCCTTGCAGAAACGCAGTGACCAGTTGACGTCACCCCAGGCCGAATTTTGGTAGCCTTCCCAGTCGAGAATTAGGATTCCTTGACCAACGTAGTTCTTAATGTTATTGATAAAGAATTGCGCTTCCTCTTCCGGGTTGCCCCCACCCGCGTAGTGGTAGAGGCCGCGTAACTTGCCTAGTTCGCCGGCTAGGTCCCATTGGTGGTTACACTTCGGGTTAACATAACCAGTCCCTTGTGTTGCCTTAACGATCACTCCTTGCGCATGGGAATCGCGAATAATACTATCATCGCTACCAGAGTAAACGTCAACTACGTAAAGTGCCATTTTAATTCCCCCTTAGCCTTTTGCTTCAATCTTGTTAGCACGGTTAGGCGCCTTTTTAATTGCTTGTAGTACCGGGTCACCGCTATGTGTTAAATCTGACTTCTCATAAGCGGCCTGCACCAGTTTCTTAATATCGTCGTCGGTGACTTGAAATTCCTTCGCTTCCGCCTTTTCGGCTACTGAAATAACGGCCGTGCTAAACTTGTCTTTCCCGAGCATGGGTTTATTAACCAACGACGTTACCACGGTATCGGCTACGGTTTCTAAATAGTCCCACGTGGCTTTGGCCTGTTCGGTCTTCGCGTGGGCTTTCTTGCTTTCTAGTAACGGTTTGCAATACTTCCAGGCAAAAACAAAAAGGGCGGTTAACGCCCCACTTGAGATCAACCATTCTACCACGTCGTTAATCGTCTTCATTTTCTTTTCCTCCGCAATTGGTCCTTAAGTTTCTTGTTTTCTTCGCGCAATCTATCATCTTCAGACGGCTTGCCCTGTTGGTGGGTTGTGATAAACGCGACTGTAATCGAACCGATGGTACTAATAAGAGCCACCAGTACGTTGTCGTGCATATTATCAACCCCTTTTTATTACTAATTGTCCAATAATCGAAAAAACAACAAAAAAAGCATACATAGTTTGGATTGATAGTGTCCCGAGCATAATGTCGCGGGTTACGAAGCCGCCGAACATAATCAACCAGGCAAAAGTGAGTGACCCGGTCATTAGTGGTTTATAGAACAACTGTTCGACGTTCCACAATGAATACACCATCGCCACCGTCCCGACCACCGCTAGCAGGAATACAAAAGGCGGGTCGTCCAGGTATTCCAGGACGTTGCCCGGCGGGGTAAAATTCCCCGAGCTGTGAACGACAATGAAATACAACCCTAGCCCATAAGTTTCTAGTGCCTTCACGAACCAAAAGTAATTTTTACGAAGATTATCTTTCATTTCTTCTCACCCCTTCCTTAAAAGCCGCCCGCCTTCGCGTACTGTTTATTTCTAAGGCGACTAGAGTTGGTTAGTTACTTAGCCTGCCGCACTATCGGCCGGGTTTGCTGTACTGTCGGCCGCGCCTACCGTAATATCGGCCGCACTTACCGCGCTAACGTCCGCGTCTATCACATTACTGTTCGTGTTTACTGAGCCACCGACCGCGTCTTCCGAATCGTCGGTGAAAGCTTCGTCTTCCACTTCACGGACGTAGGCCTGAAATTCGTCGGCGTCCTTACGAACCTGCTGAAGGTTTTTGCGGTAGGCTTCCACGTTATTAACCGTTGTGTTGGTGGTGGTCATGCTATCACCATTAGTCGCGATATTAGCATTAAACCGGGCGACTTCAACATTATTGATTACTGACCGTCCGACCAGCAAAACCGTTTTTTCCTTAATCAAAGCCATTACTTTTCTTCTCCCTTCTTGTCTTTGTCGGCGAGTTGCTTCTTAAGTGAATCATTTTCCACTTGTAACAATGTGTTTTGGTACTCCAGGGTTCCGACTTTGTTTAATAAGTTTTGCACGATCGCTTCCATAGTATTCTTATCCATTTAATTTATCCTCCAGTTCCTTCACCTTGTCTTTTAACTGTTTAATAACCGGAATCAACGCGACGCCGATTCGGTCGTATTCGATTCCTTCTAGGCCTCCTTCCAGGTTCCGCTGTACTAGCATTTCAAGCCCCGCGTCCGCGAGGTCTTCGGCAATCATTCCGAAGTACCGCGTCGGTTTAGTTTGGCTTTCACCTTCATTATACCGTTTTAATTCCGCCTTATCTATCCATGTCGCAGTGGGTAAGCCTAACAAACGTTCACCGTATTCAGATACGTAAGACCGTTGGATATCAGTTTTATATTTTGTCGCAGAAGCGACCCGGGTTAGTGCCCCGTCCGGGTTAATTACGACGTTCGCCCCGCCCGAAGTGGTTCGTCGCCACGTCGAGGGAATATGAACAAAGGCACCATCAATAACCACCCGGTCCGACCAGTAACTACCGCCGGGCTCTCTGGTTCCAATTTGGATATACGGGGAAGCCGATATGTTGCCCATATCAAACGCCTGTCCCCCGGAGATAAATACCCCCCGGTCGGCGCCACCAATGATGGTCGGTAGCCAGGAACCGTTATAACTTTGTCCAGTTGAAAGGCCGGAGAAGTTCATTGTGCCGATAGGGGTGCTGAACGCCCAGGCGTTGTTATCTTTGTTCGTGATTACGGCTGTTTTTCGCCCTTCGATAACACCGCCACTAAAAGCGGTCCCGCTTACCGCGTTACTAATCCTAAGATAGGGGTCGGTAGATAGATCGAAGAGAGTAGGTTCGATTAGTTGCATTTCCCCATTTTTTAGCATGACCCGAGCGCTACCACTTGCGGTCGAGATATAGCGTTGGTCCACGTTAATATCGATCGCGTCCGAGGTGTCGTGAATTCTCCCACGACCAAAGATAACCTCCCCGGTGGCGAGATTGATATCAAGGTTTGGCCCCTTGATATTCCCAGTGGTGATTGAGTTCGCATTAACATTAATGACGTTCAATAGTCCCGCATTTAGCGTCCCAGTGGTGATTTTGTCCGCTGTTAGGTTACTAATCGCCGCGTCCGGAATGAACGCCTTCCCACTAAATACCGTGCTAGCGGCGTCCATGAAAATTTTATTAGACTTGAATAAAATATTTCCCGCGTCAATGTTAATCATGCTTAACTGTTCGCCCGTATTCTTGTAACGGTCTTCCGACGACGGAACCCAGGGGGTAGTCTTGTCGCCCTTTTCAAGTTTAAGACTACCGATATGGTAGCCTCGCACGTCTAACGGGCCTAAGCTAATTAGGCCATCTTTGGTGACCGTGAAAGTAAAGTAGCAACGAGTCCACTGGTTAGGGGTCGCTTTGTTAAAAACGACCGTATCACTAACTTCTCCCGCCTTGTCTTTGTTTAGGAAACTAGGTGGTGAAGCATAAAACGGGTCTAGATCGATCCCCGCATATGTCCACCCGCTAAGAGTGTAGGTCCCGCGAGTTAAGTTAACTACCTTATTAGGCGCAAAACTGTCACCAGAGGAAGGGGCAATAATTGCGGGGTTCCCTTCCGGGTCGGTCCAGCCGTCCTTTACATAGTTCATGTCGATTTTTTGAATGGAAGGGTTACCCACGGAGGCGTCGTCTTGGTGCCAGTCCCCCGACCAGTCAGCCGTCCCGTTGAGCATATTCGGGTTAACCCCGGTTCGTTGCTCAAGCTTTTGGTCTAGCTTTTCAACCTTGACTGACCAGTTGTTGGCCATTTGATTGACTTCCGACACGTCGGCCTTAGTTGCGACTGTTTGTTGAATCCCCGATAAGTCAATATTAATTTGTGCAATCTTATCAGAGTTTCCGTTGACCGTCTTTTGAACGTCGGCAATTTGAACATTGAAGTTATCCGCGTTTAATTTTAACTGTCCTTGGGTCCATGATTGAGTGGCGTAACCGCCGTCGGTTAAAACTTTGGTTACCCTACCGGTGATTGACCCATCAAGTGTGGTTAAGTCGGCCGAGTTCTTTTGCCCTGTTGCGAAGGCCTGATTAGCGGTGTCTTCAACGTCTTTTAACGTCCCATGAACCTTTTCCAGGTCAATCCCGGTAGCCTCGTCTTGCTGTTTTAGTTTGTCAAGTTCGGCGTTAATTTCTTGCTTCGCTTGACTTAGGTCACGGGTCGAAGATATCAGAATCCAGTTTCCATTGTGGAATTGGTAAAGTTCCGTTTCACCATTCCCAAGGTCTTTGTACCAGAGGTCACCCTCTACCCCATACGTCGGTTGTGCTTGTGAGTAGTAATTCTTATTCTTCCCGTTAGCCGAGGTGGCGGCGTAACCCGCGATTTCTTGCACCTTATCAATTGCCCCACTCATTGAAGCGATCGTCGAAGTCATCGAGTTACTGCTAAGGTTGTCGCCTAGTTCGATGGTGTTCTGTTGTTCATCGAGAAGATTATGGTCAACCTTGTAAACCCGGGTAAAGTACTCTATCTGAATATCGTGGCGAATAATTGCCACGGTATCACCTAGACCCAGGCTCCCGACGTCCATTACATTGGCTTTAAAACTGACCTTTGGCCGCTTCAAGACTTGTAACGCATTCCATGTCGCGTTAATCAGTTCGTTGGGGTCGGTAATGTCTTCAAAAACTTCTATTCCGATCCGTGGTTTCCCGTTGTCAAACCCATAAGCCGCGGTCGCGTCTGGGTCTTCCACGTACTCTTGCCCTTGCGGTTTGTCTACCGGGTTCCCATGGGCCTTACTCCAGACCACGTCGGCGAAGTTAATCCGGCGGCCGTAACCATCGGGGGCTTGATCTTCGGCGTTTTCGTTGCCGTCGCCGTCGTGGTAGACCGCTTCCCCTTTTCCACGACCAATTAGGGCCGTGACCAAGCTGTCCGTGTTTTCTTCCCTTTCCACGGTTAGTAGGTTGCTTCCATATTCAAAGCGTTTACCCGTCCGCTCCCCCTGTTGGGAGTATAGGTTCACTTGACGGCGGACCACTTGCACTTTTTGCGCGTCTAGGGAAACGCTAAACGTGGCTTCGAGATTAAAGAGGTTAACGACCTTTTGGATTGCTTCTAAGGTACTAATGTAGTAGAAGTTAGTTGAGTTCGTCCCATTGTCGTAGACTTGACCAACTTCCCAGCGGGTCCCCTCCAAAGCGGCCTCAAGCATATACGAAGCAGGCCGGTCTTGCGGCCGAATATCTTTAATGAAGTGGTACGACTTTAACTCATCATAGGCCGCTTCAATGCACGTGTATTGGACCCGGTCACTTTGTACCTGTTCTTGGATAATCTTAAAAAGTAAGTAGTCATCGTGGCGGGGCCGTGGGATAACCGCGAAGTAGAGGGAGGCGGGTAGCCGGCCCTTTAATGGTAGCGAAAACTTTAGTTCGTCCGCCGCGTTAATCTGTTCGGTTAAAGTTGCTTCCACGAAGTCCTTATCGGTTAGCCACTTCCTGACCTGCTGTTGATGGTCTAAGAGGAACATTTTCATACTTTCTTCACCTCGTAAGTCAAGTCGTACCTCCCATCGGCGCTAAAAACGACGTTTGAACCGTTCTCAATCATGAAATCACTCAAATTAGAATCTAAGGTTACGTTCATTAAGCTATTAACGTGGTTGATTGAGACGGTTAATTGTTCAAAGTTAACTTCCACCGGTTGCCCCGCGTCAACACCAATGGATAGCTTAATTTTTTTGTCCCCACAGGTAATTGTTAGATTGCTTGCGGTTGCGGTAGGCGTGAACGTTAGCATTTTTGGCGTTTGTGGATAGCCTAGTTCATCGTCGATAACGGTTGCATTAGTACCCGCCCCAGTGACGTGTTTTTCCCTTCCGTATTGGTAGGGGTCCGACACGGTTAGAGCGATCTTCCCGGTGGTGTTTAAAGTGTCCTTGTCTAGGCTTACTTCCGTAACCGTTCCGACAAAGTGAAAGTCGGGTTCATCGGCAAAATAGAATGATTGATTAGGTCGAACAAGTATTCGGTTAAACTTATCTAGCCGGTCGTTGTATTCGTCGATGGTGTCCGCTTTTAAGTTAAACATTACTTCAATTTTCCTAGCTTCTAGCCGCGAGCTTAGGTAAGTTTCCCCGTCACCGACCCTTTCCGCGGCCTTGACTTGCCGCTGAAAGGTGTGACGGCCGCTAGCTACTAGCGTTTGAAAACCGGGGACCTCTTTATCTAGCCAGTGACCGCCGTAGTTAAAAGCTTCCACCGGTAGTTCCGGTGGTTTGTACTCGCGGTCGATTGAAAGGTCTTTGAATTCGTACACGTCTTATCACCTCCTAAAAGCGGTAGTTGCGCTTTAACATTGCTTGATTGCCTTGCTCCCGGCTTATATCGTCCACAAAAGTAGCGTAGTCGGAGCCACCCAGTGACACGTTGATAAAGGCCGGTTGTTGGTTAACGTTTAGTTCGTGGTTAATTGTCCCGGTGACGGTGTTTCCTAAACTCCCTTGGCTTAGCACCCCGTTAATCGAAGTTCCTAAATCGGCCGTTGGGGTCGCGTATTGCGCTAGGCGGTTGGCGGCTTTCTGTACCAGGTCGGCGTTTTCGCTCATACCAACGGCCATACCAGCGGCGACGTAGTACCCTACTTCGTCACGCATGACCCGAGATGGTGAGTGAATCCCTAGCGCTGATTTAGCCGCACTCATTGCGGCATGGGCCATACGAGCGGCGGCGCTTGCGGCGGCACCGATCGCGCCACTAATCCCGTTTACGAACCCCATAACGAAGTTCCGACCAGCGGAGACCATACCACCCACGGCACCCCGGACGGCACTAACCGCTCCCTGAATCCCGCTTGAAGTAACCGAACGGGCGCGGGCCCAGCCGGAGCTAAACGCTGATTGAACCGAGTTCATCATGCTAGAGACCGTCGAGCTAACCCCGCTCATCCCACTAGAAACCGTTGATTTAATGCCGCCCCATACGGTAGCGGTAACCGACTTAATCCCATTCCAGATGGAACCCATAACGGACTGAATACCGCCCATTACGCTGGTAACGACGGACTTCACGGCGTTAATGTTCGTACTTACAACCGTTTGAATCCCGCCCCAAATCGTGTCAACCACGCCTTTGATAGCGTTCCAGGCACCAGACCAGTCGCCTTGGATAGCGGCGGTGACGCCCCGAATGATTCCGGCCACGGCGTTGATCGCGGTTGAGACGATGGTGGAAATGTTTGTCCATACCGTTTGTACGACGGTTGTAACAACGTTCCAGACGGTAGACCAGATGGTCTGTACAACTTGCATTCCGGTTTGAATGACCGTTCCTAGGACCTGTACCGCGCCTTGCACGACGCTTGTAATGGTGTTCCATACCGTTTGGACGACACTTACCAGCCCTTGCCATATCGTTTGGGCGGTGGTTACAATTCCTTGCCATAGCGGTGCGAAGAAGGCGGCTAGCCCTTGCCACACCACCTTAATCTCTTCTACGATCGGAGTAAAGAGAGCCACCAGGCTACCCCAGATTGTTTGCGCAGTGGTTACAATCCCTTGCCATAAGGTGCTAAAGAATTCACCTAGCGCGTTCCATAAGTTCTTGATGGAATCAATGATAGGGGCCATTCCTTGAGTAAAGCTATTCCAAATTCCTTGCGCAGTCGTTACAATCCCTTGCCATAGGTTACTAAAGAAACCACTTATTCCACTCCACGCGGCCTTAATCCCTTCTACCGGGCCTTGCACCGCTTGAGTGATGGTATTCCATACCGTTTGAGCGGTCGAAGCTAAGCCTTGCCATGCTGTTTGCAATCCGTTGCAAAAGTCGGACCATATTTGCCGCCCTGTTTGTGTCTTAGTAAAGAATAGCGTTAACCCCACTACTAAGGCGGCGATAAGAGCGATAATCGCCGTGATAGGGTTAGCTAGCATTGCTCCCCATAGGGCTTGCAATCCACTAGCAAGGGCACCGACTACCGTAGTTAACCCGCTAAAGACCGCCCCGCAAGCTCTTAACCCGAACATAGCTACCTTGGCAATCGCGGATTCTTTACTAAGATTTTTCAGCGCGTCGGCCGCACCTTTAATACCGCCGCCACCTTTGAGGGCGCCCCCGACGATCATTACCGTTCGCCCGAGGTTACCGAGCCCACCAATTGCACCACCGACGGCCCCGGTGATCTTACCTACGTTAGTTATAAAGCCACCAACGGCAATTGTAGCGGGACCAATGACCGGCGACAAACCAATGAAACCGCGTGTGAACCTTGCGACAGCGCTATCAGAGGTCGCCGCCCATTTAAGAGTGTCACTGGTCATATCTAGCATTGCACCACTCACACCGCCTTTTGCGGCCATCGCTTTATTGGTGAGATCGTCCCAGTTACCCCCGACCTGCTCGATTTTAGAACCGATATTCTGTTGCATATCGTTGGCCTGTTGCTTTAAGAAAGCCGTTGCGTTAGCGGTCGAGCTTGCCGCCTTGTCCTGTTCGGCGGCATAGGCGGACCAACTGTTCTTGGCGTCACCGGTCTTGTTGTTGATAGCGTCTAGAAGAGGGGCAATTGCCTTCATACCAGAAGCCCCGAACATTGCTTTAAGGGCCGCCGTCTTTTGAGCGTCACCCATTCCGTTGGTCTTGTCGGCAATTTCTTGTAAGATCGTCGGGAATGGTTTCATCTTTCCGGCGCTGTCAACGAATGATAGCCCTAGTTCGTCCATCGTCTTCTTCGCGATTGACGACGGGGCAAGCATTTGAGTGATTGCGTGGTTTAAGTCGTCCGAAGCTTGAGCCGCGGAGAAACCACGGTTAGTGAGTAGGCCGATCGCTTCGGCCGTCGTCCCCATATCCATTCCGGCCATTTTGGCGGTGGATCCAATGGTAGCAAGTGCCTGTTGCATATCTTCAATCGAGGCGTTAGAGGCGTTCGCAGTTTGAACCAGGATAGCGGCGGCCTGTTGCGGAGATTTTAGGCTGTCGCCCCAGATGTTCATTGCTTGCTGTACGACCCCGGCGGTGGCCTGTAAGTCGGACCCGGCGGCCGTGGCCGCTTGTGCAATCGCCGGGAATTGCTTTTTGATTTCACCGATTGAAGCACCGTTCCGGGCCATCTCAACCATTGCGGCGGCCGCGTCACGGGCGCTAATCGGCAATTCGGCCCCCATGCGGTTGGCCACGTCGGCTAGTTCGCCGATGTTCTTTGACGTCCCACCGGCAATAACGGCGGCCTGATTCAGTGACGATTGAAAGTCGCCGAACCCTTTTAGGGCTTTAACCCCCATTGCGGTAGTAGCGGCACCGGCAACGGTCATCGCCTTACCAACGCCTTGCATTTTTTGGTCAACGGTGCTACCAAAGTTCTGTGTGGCTTGACCAGCCCGGGCCAAAGTTGAGCTAAAAGAAGAATCAACCGCCGATAAAATAGCACGGACGCTATAACTTTCAACCATTGCCTGACCTCCTTTCTTTAAAAGGTATGATTTTACCCGCTTGCTTTAAGCGCTTAAATTCTTCGAGCCGGCTTGCGAAGATTTCGCCTACGTCCTTTTGTCTTTCTTTGGGCGCCTGATAGCCCGGTTCAAACGTCGCCCGGACCTCATCGATTGCGCTTTGCGTGTCGAAAAAGTCCCTAAATTCGCGATAAACGCGTTTAGGGTGTTTCGGGGAGCCCTTGGTGGCCTTTACCCGTTCGTTATTCCAAGCTTGCGACGCCACCCGGCGCTCCTCTTCAATCTGTCGTATTTTGAAAGCTTCCAGCCGCAGTTGGTACTCTTTCAAGCCCATTCGTTCAATATCTTCTATCCTAGAGAACCCCAGGTATGCTAGCCCATTCAACAGAATTTCCCGGTACTGTTGTTCGCTAGTTTGTTGACGGTCGTCCTCTAGGCCTTCATGTTTTTTGCCGCCACCTTGACGGCGTTTGAATCGTCGATTTCCTTTTGCACTTCATCGAACACACGTTCGAGGTCTTCGCAATTATCGATAAAATCATCGATTGCACTTTGCGCCAAACGTGGCTTAGCCGCGTAGGCCGCGGAGTAGATAACGTCGCTTAAAACCGCCGGGTCATACGCGCGTAAGGCAGGCAAGGACTTAGTAAGCCCAAAGCCGAAAGATTGACCGTTGACCGACATTCCGGCCACCTTGTCAAGCTCCCGCACGAAGCGAACACCGAAATTTAATTGAACTTTCTTGCCGTTGATAGTTAATTCCATTATTTTTTACCTCCATACGAAAAAAGGCGGGCAGTCTTCCACCACCCGTCCTTACTATTCACTGTTTGTTATGGGTTCTTACTGTCCGTCCACACTAACAGGCGCCGCCGAACCAGTGTCTGAACCGACCCCGGCGTCACTGTCAACGTAAGCCGCACCGCCGCCGGTCTTGTCGGAGTCAGTAACTGCACCAATACCTTGGAAGACGTAAGCTAACTCTTCTTCGGCTTCGTCTGACAAGGTTAACCAGCCCCGTTGCGGTTCACCCTTGATTGTGAAAGTTACATCACGGGTTGAGTTGTCGTCCGGGTCGTTTTCGTTTTCGTCTTCAGAGACGATACCTTGCATATACCAAGCAAAATACTTGCCTTCCGCATTCTTGCGCTTGCGGTACACAATCCATACTTCAATATCTTCATTCTTTAAGAGTGAGGTCATTAAATCATCGGAGACTTTAGAAATGTTGTTTACAAACTCAATTTCCAGGTCCGTTTCCAGTGAAGACGTGGTAGGGACACCACCCATCTTCGTTTGGGTCGTGTCGGTGTCACGTTGCGGGTCAAAGTCCAAAGAGGTTTGATATGGAATCAGTTGCCCCGCTTGATTAGCGGAGTTCTTCTTCAAACGTACATAGGCGACGGTATCGAGCCCTTGTAAAACTTGAATATCTTGTGCCATTTATTTACAGTCCTTTCAGATTAATCTAAATTTTAGTTGTATAATCGCGTGGTTTAAAATTGTGTCCGGAACACTGGTATCTTGCATTATCTGCACGCTGCTCCCACCCATGACCCCTTTAAATCGGTAGTGTTCAGTCTTAAAACGCTGTGAGCCCACCATTAGCAACGTGTTGGCCATCGTATCAACGTCAAGACGTTGCTCCTGGTTTCCCCATACGTTAAGAGTTAAGTTAAGTTCGGCGCCAATTGCCGTCTTAGTAGGAACCGGGACCGTGGTAACCCCGTCCACCTGTACAAAGGGGTAGGGAGCGTTTTCCGATTGCATGGGGAGGTGGTCGTAAGTGTCGTAGCCCAGTGATTGCGAATACCCTCCCACGTGGTCATAGAGTTCTTGTTGCGGAGATTTCATTATTGCATTAACCCCTTTAATTCATTAATGAACATAACCGATTGCACGTCGAAAGCGGGTTTTAACGTCGGCATAGCGTTCATAAAGCGTGTTCCGTATTCCAGATAGGGGAAGTAGTCAGTAGTCGGCCCCACGGAGACGGTCATACCAGCATTACTAAACACCGGGGTAACCGAGCGCCGGGTCATACCGGTGGAATAACCGTGAACGTACGCGGCATTCATATTTGATTGGGTCCGGCTAGAGAGTTGCGCCCCGTGCTTCTTTACCACGTCCGCCACGGGGGCAAGGTTCATTCGGCCTTTTAACCCTGCTTTTAACTCTTCCAGTCCTTCGATCTTTGTAATTCTAGCCAACGTCCTCACCTACCAATAGCGAATAATTTTTCAATGGCGTTTGTGCTGTTCGGAGACGATACTTCTTAGGGGAATCGCCGATAGTTAGGTAGCTCCATTTGAAGTCCACCGGTTCAGTTAACCGGACTACCTTAACGCCTTGTGAAAGCGACCCTAGGAGCCTGTAAGACCTGTCTACCCCCATATCGGTAACATTGCCCATTACTTCCAATAAAAGCTTAGGAGAACCGTTAAATTGCGAAGTTTGGAAGTTATATTTCTTATCTTCTTCGTAGAAGCGAATTACACTATCAAAGCGCACGGCTATCACCTCTATAAGGGTTGAAAAATTGAACACGGCCCAGGGTTTTTACGTCCTTACTGTTCTGTTCCCGCCACGCTTTAATATCGTCCGCGAAGTCGTCAAAGTCCGACGAATTAAAGGTGATTGACTGTCCCTCTTGTGAGTAGGAAGCCATTCCTTCATTTGAGACCCGGTTATACCGGCGCACACAAACTTCAAACGCGACAAAGCCCAGGGCTTGTGGAATGGGGGCGTCCTCTGTAAGGCTTAGCTTAAAACGCAACGCCTGTTCGGTGTTCTTGATAATCAGTCTTAGTAACGCGTCTTGCTTGTCAGTGGTTAGCTGAAGCATTGTCTTCAGTTCGTCAAGTTTAACCATTATAATCACCTAACCTTATACGCCACCCATGGTTTGGGTGCTTATTAAGCCACACCACCATCCGTAGGAGCTTCGATCGTAGCAACCACGATACCGTCCAGCCGTTCAGGGAAGAGTACCCCGGAAGTTGCGACCATCGTTTGGTAAGAAGCATTATCAGTTACCGGGTTGTGAGTTACACCGATCAGACCGGTTTCATCGGTAACAAAGTTGAATGCTTGACCCAGGCTACCATTTACGGAAGCGTAAGCGTAGTTAAGGTTGTCTGCCGCAGTAACCGCAACGGTCCCTTGCTTAACGGCACCGGAAAGGATAATCGTGTTAAAACCAAGGAAGTTTTGGATATAAGTTAAACCGAACGCCGTTTGGGTAGATACTTGAGAATCACCCAGGTAGGAGTAGAAGTCTAACGGGTTAGCGAAGAGGACTGACTGAATGTCTTCGTCTTCCCACTTAATAGCAAGCTGTCCCAGTGCTTGAGCGATTGCCTTTTGGAACGTAGTGCCCTGCGTTACCGTGGTTCCCCCAGTAGTCTTGATAAACCCGAAAAAGTCTGCCTTGATATCGGCTTGAATTTCCCGCAACAACTTGCGGTCGGTTTCAGATACCGCGGCGTCGAACCCAGCGGCTTGAATTGCTTCCGCCGTCGTTTGCTTCCGGTACTTCTTGTAAACCAGTTCCTGAGTGTTGGCCAGCTTACGGCTTACCTTGGTCAGCGGAATAACTTCCCCTTCGGCTACTACGCCATTCCCGGAAGCCTTGGTAATTTCGGACTTGTAAACCTTAACCTGTGAGCCCACGGCCATCGGTTGCATACGGGTAACACCCATAACTTGAAGCAGGGTGGTAACGGAACCGGTGAATTGTTCCGTGAAGTCGATTGATTGCGCGACTAAATCAGCAGTAAGAGTAGTGTTTTCAGTAGCCATAATTTATTTCCTCCTAATGGTTAAATAGCTTTAAATTGTTAGCGATTGCCCGGCGACGTTCCACGGGGTCTTTAATCTTATTAATTTCTTCCTTGGTCATCGTCGGCTTTCCATTCGTTCGTGGCGTGGAACCCTTGAGATATTCTTTCTTCACGTTATCCTCAACCGTGTTGATAAACTTGATTAAGGCTTGCACGTTAGCGAACGTTTGTTTGTCGTCGTCCGCAACGACCATTCCTAGAACGTCGTCACTAACGGTTAACCCAGCTTCACGGAAGACTTCGTCGGTTTGCTTGATATTATCGCGGCGGGCAATTTGAGCGCGCAGGGACGCGATTTCTTTGTCCTTTGCGTCCTGCTCCTTCTTCGCCTTGTCTTCATCTGACATTTCCTTCAAAGTCTTACCAGACTGAAGTGCCTTAAGCTTTTCATTAGCCTTGTCGAGTTGTTCCTGAAGAGAATGCTTCTCACTTTGTTCTTTGCCAATACGCTTTTGAAGCTTCTTAACTAGCTTGTCACCATCAATTTGTTTTTCCTTCGGGTCGGTACCAGTCCCTTCGGATTCGTCGTTGGTGGCTTGTTCGTTCTTCGCTTCGATAACTTCTTCATTTTCCATTTTGGAAACCTCCTGTCACGCATTTAACGTCATGGGAGACGGTTTACACGGGTTTTGTTTAACGTCCACTACACACGGAACGGACCAGTTTTGCAATGTTTAATACACCAAGTCGTCGGGAAGGTTCTCCCTTGGGAGTGGTGTGTCGTTGGCGATTGCTTCCCGAAGACGATTAATCGCGTCGATTGCTAAGGGCCCCGGGATTGATAGAGGATTAATCAAGTCCGGAAGCTGGTAAAAGGCTTCGTCACCAAAATGTTCGCGATACTCTTCAAACGCCTGGTTTAATTCGTCGAGTAGTTCGTCTTTCACTGTCATTTTATCACCCCTTTAACAGTAAACCTAAGATAAAATTAGCCATATCCTCATCGCTATAAAGATCGTACTTACCTTGGTAAATACCTTCAGCACCCATGCTTAACAGTTCATAGGCCCTAGGACGACCAGTTAGCCGGCCTTAGGATTAGACTTAGCACGGTGGCCCAGGTTGTCCTTTTCATCTACCCAGTAAGCACTAACACTACACCGGCAGTTAGGGTGAATCGGAATTGACGGTACTTCATCAACCGGGAACACCCCATAGCCCAGGTCGTAGCGATCGTTATCGTTAATTTCTTGACATATCCGGCAGGCTCCCGGTTCCGCGTACCACTTTACATACTTGTAGTCCGCGGCAGTGATACTGTCCATTTGTGCCTTGAATTGCACCCTTGCACTTTCCGTTCGGGCTAGCCGTTCGGTAACGTAGCGGCTATTGGTAACCGCTGTCCTGACCTGGTCCTTTAGCTGTCTAGCCATCACTTGGTTGCTTTGACCAGTTATAAGGCCCGTAGCTAAGACGCCGTCTAAACGGGCTTTTAGAGCGTCGTTATTCACCCATAAACGCTCCGACCAGTTAGCGCCCTTAGTCGAAGACATAATAATCTTGGAAATGTTGTCACCCAGTAAGGCGACATTGTACTTTAAGGTCTTGCCTAAGATACCAGCTTGACGCTTATTTTCATTGATGTAGTCGTCGTTTAACTTCAAGTTGAGTTCGTTAGCAATGTTCATGTTTGCTTCAGTCAACCGTAACCCGACTTGCGACTTCAAATACTCCAGGCGATTGATACGCATGGTTGCATTGTAGACCTTCATTCGCCGATTAACGTCGTCGGGGAAGGAATCGTAAGTCACTTTCTGACCAGCCGCGCGCATTTGTGCCGCTTGTAAAACCAGCTTCTGTGCTTCGGCTTCGTAGTCGGCGATATCAGCCGTTTTGACCATACCGTAAGCGTTATCCAGCCCACCGACTGACTTAGCTAAGTTTTGGTAGTAGTGGTCGATATCCTTATTAATTTGTACGATAGCGCTTTGATAGTACCGCGCGATTAAGCGGTTAAAGTCTTCGTCGCTAGCAATGTTCTTCTTTTGCCACTTTAACTCTTCTTCTTCACGCCTCTTCCAGTAATCACTAATCGGTTGCTTCGTCTTCCCCATTATTATCACCCGGTTTATCCATATCTAACGCGGACGGTCCATACTTCATAGCGTTCTGCATTGTTTCAATCTGTTCTTGTTTAATCCGCTTGAGTTCTTTTTGCGGGTCGTCGATGAATGGTAGTGTGCTAAGTAAAGTTTCTTGCGATACCATACCTTGCAGCTTTTGTGCCACCCCAGCGTCGTTTGATAAGTCCTCCGGCAGGTTGCGCTTGAAACTAAAATTAAGTTTTTGCCACGAATCGGCCTTAGAATCAGGAAGTACGGTCCCGGCACTAAACACAATTCGGTATAGATGACGTAGTGCTTGTGTGAATTTACGTTCCTTATTGGCGGCCATATTCCGCATTGGCAGGAGTTTGTACTGTAAAGCCACCCCGGAAGTGTTACCTGCAAAAGCCTCATCATTAAGGTTAGCCACCATTGAAATTTGATAGATCATTGATACCAGCCGGTCAATGATGTTCTCTTGCATGGTGTCCCCGTCGGGCTTACTGATAAAATCAACGTCGGCGTTTGAAGCGTCCGCGTCGGGTGAGTAGATCATTTGGTTACCGATCAAGTCGGCGTCCGGTTTGCCGTCCCCGTCACTGTCCAGGTTAACGCCCAGTACCTTCATGTAGGCGTTGTCGAAGTATTCCACTTGGTTAGCCTTTTGTGATAACACGCGGTCCAGTTCATCGATAAGCGTCTTGACATTATCGAAAACCCCTTGCCGTTCTTCGTTGGCGTAAAATTCTACCGCCGGAACCATCTTGAAAACGTTCGGCTGTTCGTCGATAAACCGGCTTCCTTCAAAGCTAACCACTCCATCGGCGTAGTAGACCATACCAGCTTGAAAACCGTTAGCGTTCCTCCAGTAGCGGACGAAGGCGTAGGGTTGCCGCGATACCGTGTCGTCATAGACCATAAACGCGGTAGTAGGCGACGCGAAGGCTACCCGGGTTCGTGCTTCTTCGTCTTGGTAAACGAAGGCGAGGGAACGGCCGTATACGTCGGTTTGCTTGCTGATCTCCGATAGCTTGTCTTGGAAAGAGTTTTCATCGTTCCATGATTGTAGCAATTGGTTATCGACTTCATCGGGAAGGGTGATCTTAGGCGGTACCCCAGTGAAGAAACCGTTGTAGGTGTCTACAATGTAGTGTGGCAAGTTAGCCACCAGGCGGTTGTCTGGGCCGAACATTCGTTCCTTACGCTTCAAGATGTCATGGTTGCCCTTGTAAGTTTCTAGGTTGTGTTCGTACCCACCGGCGAGGGCCATGTTTTTGTTAATGAAATTGAGCAAGTCGGGCATAGTCATTCGATCTTCCCGAGGGTAAACAAACACGTTCCCCTCTACGACTTGCCCTCTGATCGTCGTTGCTTTACTTTTTGTTGCCATTAAATCACCACCTCTAAATATAGATGTTTCTTAAGATCGTCGCCTTCGGGCTTGCCATTCCGTTGATTTCGTCAAGTGCGTACCGAATCGCGTCAATTTCGTGGTTATAAGCGTCCACCGGTTCGTTAGTGTATTCCCCGGTTGCGCGGTCTTTCTTATAGGTATAGTTCTCCAGTTCTTCGATCGTCTTAACGCAACGATCGTCCACGACTATTTTATACTGTTGCATGAAAGAAATTCCTTGTGTGATTGAATCCTTCCCCTTCTTAGCGGGGCGGATTCGAGTAATTCCATCACGCTTTATTTCGGCAATTGACTTTGGTTCGGCCGCGTCGGCAGTGATTACTTCCTTAGCGTAACCCATGCTCCGTATCACGTTAGCTATTTCGTCGTTAAGCATACCGCGTTTAGCGTACTCTTCCGCAATGTAGAGGACCTTGTTATCATCGTCCACAATCACGTGCATAAACGCGGTTTCGTCGTTGCTGTAACCGAAGTCTAAGCCGAAGTAAGACGGCAAGTGCCGCAAGCTATCCAGGTTCAGGCGCCGCTTATCAAACGACGGGAAGACCAGTTTATCCAGGGTTGCGAATTCGCCTAGCGTGTAAATCTTATAATAAGCGGGGTTCGTTATTCTCAGGTTTTCGATGGTTTCGATGTTGTCCGCGTCGAGGAACCGGTTATCCTTGTAAGTCGATTGATGGATTGCCACCCGCCTAGGGTCTACCTTAGCGTCGGGAGCAAACCATTTCTTATAAGTCCAGTTCAGTTTAGACACCGGGTTAAACATACAATAAATTTGACGGTGTTTATGTTTTGGCTCCCGCAAACGGAGCGTAAGTTGTGTGAAGTCGTCGCCCGTAAATTCTGACGCTTCCTCCATGACCACGTCGGAAAGACCCTTGATTGACTTAATCTTTTCGGGGTCGTCCATACCTTGGAATAAAAAAACCGCGCCGCTAGGTAGAGTAACGGTACGGTCTGATTTATTAACCTTGCAAAGACTGAGAATTTTCCAGGTAGACAAACAGTCGATAACGTCGGTAAAAATCGAGTTCTTGACGGTCCGGTCAACCTTCCGCAACCACAACACCTTACGAGGGTGTTCCCACTGCTTTAGGGCCTTTAAAACAACCTTTTGTACCACGCCATGGGACTTGCCGCTTGACGCGCCACCGTACCACACTTCCACAAAGTGTGTATAGTCGAAAAGGCTATCAAAAATCTGTTTGTTGAAGACCTTCGCCGGCTTCGGGAAATTAAGCGTAAGACTTGGCATGGTATCACCTCCCTTCCTTAAAGGCCCCCGGGGGCGGCTAGTGAATGCTTGACCCCACAATCGAAAAGATAACTAACAGTTCAAGAATGACTAAGAAAGCCATCATTCCCCTTGAAACCAGCGCCGGTTGACAAACTAGCGCCGCGATCGTCATTACCGGAATTGCGGCCATACTAATAATCTGTATCATATTCTCCCACTCCTATTTCAATGTTTAAGCTTCCGCTAATTTCCTTCTTGTCGGTAAACATACCATAGGTTTTACCAATAAGTTCGGCGGCCTTAATTCGATCTTTCATCGATACGGGGACCTCCACAACCTTACCGGAGTTCGTTACAATCTGTTCCGTTTCTTCGCCCCGGCGGACCGCGGAAAAGAATTCGAGTAGATCTTGCTGACTGTCGATTGACGCTCCAGCCTTGTTACGAAGCATTTCCACACGTTCAGCGATCTGTTTTTGTAGTTTATTGGCGTTCTCCCACCCCGACTTTTCGGGGGTAGTATACCCCGCGCGACGTGCCGCGTCAGTTGCGTTCATCTTACTAACCGAGCAATAGAAGTCTAGCCATGCTTCTTGCTTGCGTGTTAACTTTGCGATGGTTTCCACCCCCTTTCACGTTGCACTGTAATAAAAAAACGCCCCTTAGGACGTTTATAATTCCGTTACCGGGAATCGAACCCAGCGAAGTGCCATTCACTAACGGAACCGAATTAAGAATAGAGAAGGAGTATAGCGG